CTACTTCACCTTGAGGTAATTGACCATTTGGGCTTGATGTATCTATATTACCTGTCATTTGTAATGGTTGAACGTTTGCTGTTGTAGCGTTTAATGTCCCATTTGCATTTGGTCTCATACCATCTAAAACACTCATCATGTTTTCTCTTAACTTTAACTTGTCTGTTTCTGGAAGAGAAGTTTGCATTACTGGATTCATTGGACTAGGTGTTCCTATATCCGTTGAAGGTGTTGCTGTAATTCTTTCGACAACTGTTTGTCTAGGGGAACGTACAGCTTCCATAAGGATGTCTTTCATCTCCTCTTGTATAGCCTCTTTTACGGCTTCCTTTACGATTGTTTTTAATTGACTTAGTTTCATATAGTTATAAATATTAAATTAATCTGCTTTTAAATTGTTTTGTATTATATAAAATGATAGTTCGTCTAATAGTATTTGGTCTTCGGCACTAAATGAAGGTTCTCCTTGTAATATTGTAATTCCTCCTGAATTTTTAGCTATTGCTCTTCTTCTATATTGGTCACCTACCTTAAATTTATCTTCTTGTATTACAGATAATTCAAAACCATTTACATTAGTTAATACTGCATTACCTTGTTCTTGTGAGTTAGCTTGTATTGCTAAAAGCTCAGCATTTATTTGTTCCATAGGTATATCACCTCCACAATTTTCTATTAGTTCATCAACACGTTTTAAGTATCTTAATATTATTATTAAGGATATAACTAAAAATATAAGGGATATAAGTAATGCCTTTTTTAAATCTTCGGATATATCAACTAAATCTTTAAGTAACTCTTTAACATCTTCTAATTTTGCTATTAAAGAATAAGGTACACCTACACCAGGAGGTGTGGCAACTGGGAAGCCTATTGCGGAAATACTACTTTTTACACCCTTTAACTGGATTGATAAGTAAAGAAATAAAGCTGCTATTGCTGTGTTTGCTGCTATTACTATCCACATTTGGTTTATTTGTTTAACTATAGAATTTCTTCGTTTTATAAGTTCTCTTAAAAGCTCATTATTAGGGCATACTGCCGTTTCTTGTTCTTCTTTTTCTAATTTGGTAATACCAAACACAACCATTAAAGATATAGCTAAAGGAAATAATTTGTTTTGGGCTACCCCAGCAAATGCTAATATTTGAGCTTTTATGGTAATTATAGCTATTTGAACTGCTCCTAAGCCTATAAGGGCAGCAGTTTCAGCTAGCTTATTCATTTCATCTTTTACTTGATCTGCCCGCCTTTCAGCTTCTTTATCTATATCAATTAATTTTTTTATAGGTAGAATTTGTGGTACTTCTCCCTCAAGGGTTATTAAAGATTGTTTATCTGGAGCGTATTGGTCTTTTTTATAAAGAACTGTTGGTTCTAATATAGATAATTCAGGTAAAGCTTCAATTGATACTGTTCCAAACCTAATCTCATATTCCCCATTTTCATCAGTTTTTATTTCTTTATCACCATTTTTATCATATACATATTCTTTATATTCTTCCTCTTTTTTTATTTGTTTAGGTTTACCAGTTATTCTATTTATTTTACCACTGGGATCGTCAACTTTAATTTTTCTAGTTTTAGTTACTAATTTCATGGGAAATAAAACAAGTAAAGGTTTTACTTCAACTCCTTGAATAGGTTCACTTGTTTGTTCACTATATAATCTTCCTTTAGTAGAAAAAGTAGTAATAACCGGTTTGTATTTTTCAAGTTGTTCTTTAGTTGCTTTAAAATCATCAACATTGTCTTTTACACCTTCAGCTTTTGCTATTATTTCCTGACCTTTAGGGGTATTTAAAAATACTTTACCTAAATCTAATAATGTTTTTTCATCTATCATATTAGGTAGTTTTTACTTTTTTAGATTTATAATCACCTGCTTGTGCCCTGTTAGATATATTATCTAATACACCCCCAGATTGACTAAGAATATTGGCTAAAGATGAAGCAATAGGAAGAGAACCTTCTTTACCTAAAGCACTACATAAAGTTTTTAAATTATCTATTAATGCTGTAAAATCATTTATAAAGGTATCACCTAAAATTACGGATTCAGATGCATTTTGTTTACCTAGAGATACTACACCTTTATCAGATATAATATTTACATTTTTAGTTTGAGATTGTATACCCAAATCTTCAATTGATGTTAATACAATAGACTTTTGTGAAGAAAGTAATATACTATCCGTATGAGTATTAAATAATAATCTACCTGAATTTAATATTACCTGAGGGCCATTATAGGATTTAGGTGATTTAGGTACAGGAGAAATTATGTTAGAATAAGGTATAGTTGAACCTTCACCTTCACGTTTTAAAGCAACCGCTATATCAAATGGTATTTTTTGAGTAGAAGTTAAATATATAGACGTAGGGTCATTATTTATATCTTCTGTTATAGGTAAATAACCTTCTGATGAGCCACTTAAGGGTTGACCATTTTTAATAATAGTAATGGGGTCGCCATTTTCAGTATTATTACCCGTAGACCAATTATTTGTAATAATGCCTCCAGCTTTAGAGGTATTACCTAATCTAATACTATTACCGAATCTACCTTCAAATATATTATCGCCCGCAAAGGGTAAAATGGGGTGGATATTTCCTTTTTCTTCAAAAGTACCACCACTATTACCATTTAAATCTATACTTTGTTTTTGTGTTGCAGGTCTATTTACATTTCCTGTTTCTATAGAGGTATAAGATTTATTTAAAGAGGGGGCAACATCACTATCATTATTTAAACCTATAGGTACAGCATTCATGTGTTGGCTATTCCATAATGAAGTAATACTTACATAAAAATTCTTTAATTGTGATCCTATATCAGGATTTACATTTGATGGTCCTTTTACAATAAGTACATATTCATTAACTAAGGGGTAATTTTTTAAATTAGGGAATAAGGGGGTAGCTAATTGGAGAGTAATATCGTCTAAACTTGTAGAACCTGGGGTTTTAACTTCAGAAAAGTTAATTGTTCCTATTCCTGACCATTTACCAGTTTTTGTAAATAAATCAGAATTAGAATTAAGATTAACATCTGTAACCCTAGCAATTATAAATTTTCCTATTTGTGAAACCTCATCAGTAGCACCACTTATACTTGAATTAGTATTAGGTGATGATTGAAATAACCTAGAAATCCCAGTTTTATTTACTGCCATCTTTTTTTTCTTCGTAATTATTATTAAGGATTTCTAACTCTTTCATTAATTGATCTTTTTCTGCATCTGTAATGCCAGTAGGATCATCACTAACTGAATTGTTTAAAACACGTTGTATAATTGTGGACATTTTTATTAACTGTTCGTCATTTCGAACACCAATTTCCATATATTCTTTTATAAGAGGAACAATCAAAGTAGCATCACCAATATCGTTAATTAATGGTTTTAATTCTGATATTAATCCTCCTATTTGTTGTTGTTTTGTTTTTTGGTTATCGTATATCTCACTTAATATATCTGAGAATTTTTTGTTACCAAATACTACACTATCTAATGCGCCCATGATGTTATTTTATTATAAATATGGATATAAGAAGGAATTAGAATCTAGCGTAACCGTTCTCTAAATAAAATATATATTGCTCTTTAAAAATGCCATGAAGTTTGTCAGCAATTTTAGTTATTTTAGGAGTTTTAACGTTTATAATTTCACGAATGTAAATATAAAGTGCTTTTTTATTAAAAACCTCTATAGTTTCTCGTTTACGAAATAATTCTAAAATGGCATCTGCAATTTGGGCATCGTTCTTTTTAGGAAATAAGGTGTAAATGTTTGTTGTAACATGATCCACAAATATATCAATGTATTTATCTAAATCNGTTTTTACAATTTCATCCCCCATTCTATATATATGGGTTGAATGTTCTCCAGTTAATACATCAACAGGTACNTTTTTAATTTTTTTAGTATAATTCTTAGTGTTATATAATATTAACCAACGTTTTACTATCGTACCAAAATACGAGTAAGCCTTAGCTCCTCGTGTTGGGTCAAATAAATGAATTTTAGATAATAAAAAAACAATTATCTCATGTTGGAGATGTTCTAAATTTTCTACCTCTGTATGGTAAAATTTAAAGGTATGGATAATATTTTGAGTAAGTTTAAAGAACGCATAGTGTATTTCTTTATCATAAATTTTACTCCTCATTTCTGAGCAGGGTGTATTGTTATATAATACGATAGCGTCTTCTGTGTCCTGAGTAAAGTAGTTCTTACTCTTAGGTCTGCGTTTTTTCTTTAATGGAAGCATAAATTGTTATTGGATTTTGAATCTCGATAGTGAGGTTTGTAATACCTTTATTTGATCAAAAATCCAACCTATTTCATCATCACCTTTAAATACACCTTTAGAATCTATGTCTTGTAGACGCTTATCCGATATATCTAATTGTTTTGAAAATTCTGCTATATAACTATTTTGGTTGATTATTATTTCTAGCATCTTTTCGTTTTTCTTTAATAGGTTTATGGTCGTGTATCCTAAGATAACGACCAAAATTCCTAATATAATAAGTGCTATATTTAATATCATAAGCTGTCTAACATGTTTTTTAATCCTACACTAGACACTGTATTAAGTGCCTTTTGTTTTGAATTGCTCTTTTGATTTGACGCCAATGTATAATTTTTCTTTGACGTAGCCACGCTATTCTTAGAGAACTTTGGTAACCATTCAATCTCGAATTCAATACGCGCTGCCATCATGTCTGCTTGATGTAAGATGAATAGAAGAGATGTGCGGGGTTTGGTTTCTGGCATAAATGATTTTAAATATTTTTCATTTGCTGCGTCATATAAACCATCATGTGTCTGAATAGCAATCATTTCGTTGAAGGTATATTTAACACCATGTTGCTGGAGTAGAAATAAACCACGATCTGGAACAGATGCAAAGGGTAATGAAGTATTAAACGCATAGGTTTCACCCATTTTATCACGTCTCCAATTATCTGTCTGAGGAATATACGCATCTTCAGTATCAGAACCCATTTTACCTAGGTCATGGTTAATCGCCGAAAATACCAATTCTTCTTGGGTAAATGTCGTCATATCACAACCAAACGATGCCCAAACGTCGGACATTGCCAATGCTCCTTTAACCACGCGATTAACATGGTCTACATAACCCCCGGGAAATGCTGAATGGTATTTTTTATTATTAGCTGCGGGCATTAATATAATACGGTCTTCAAATTTACTATAGAAATCAAGTAAAATTTGTTTACGATCCCCAGTAATATGAGTTTCAATGTTAGTGTTGAATTCGATCCAATTTGATTGGATTTGTTCTGCTGTTAATTTCATAACCTATTTTTTTTTAATTTAACTAATGGTATTATCCTGCTCTATCATTGATTGTAAGTCCTCTATAATAGTTTCACTATTTTCAATTCTTTTACGAAAACTAGCAGCGGTTTCTCTTGTATCCCCTACCATACGTTTAAGTTCTAATAAACCTGAAGATAATTGTAATAACTTTTTCTCAAATAAATTTTTATTTCTCATAATTGTTAATTTTAATAACGGGGTTATTATTTTATCCCCTGTTTTTCTTATTATTTTGTTGTCTTATTTTCCCTATTCTTTTTATCCCCTCTTATTTCCTAAACCTGTATTACAAATCTACGTAAAGTTTTTCTGGTATCCTAGTTATTTTGTATATTTCTTTTAAGTTTTTTTAGAGTTAGCAATTTAGCGCACCTTTCGTATTGTTCTGTGTCTTCAAAATATTGGAGTGCCTTCCCTAAAATGGATAATAATGGTTCTTTTTTAAAATCTAAGATAGCATCAATATGATTTTTATCATTTAAATCTATTTGATCGATATAAAACCATGCTCTATTATATACAGTAAACATAGATGCACTTTTAGTATGTTCTATATCATAATCCGGATTTTCTTTGGATAAAAACTGATTTAATTTTTTGTGAAAGATTTCATGATTTTGTATTAACTTAACAAACATCCCAATCTTGGATAATGGGTCTTTCATTAAATTATCTATGGATAAACTACTATTATTACCCATCTCCTCAGAAAATAAATCAAATACTTTATCTTTATCTATCATGTTCATAAATATACACTACTCCTTTAAGTTTTCCAATTCTTGCTCAATATCTAATTTTATTTTTTCTAATACTTTATACTCGGACACAACATCCTTTTTATCTGGGTTTTCTGGATGATATCTCCAAAGATCTTCCATTACAGTAGTTGTGGCTACTAGGTCATTAATTAATTCTGTTTTTAAGTAATTGATTTCTGATTGCTCCATGATTTTATTTTTAATCGTTATTGAATTCTTTTATAAATGTGTAAACTGATATTGTTAATACTATAGGAAAAAATAAAAAATTTATTATTTTCATCTCCCAAGTTAATTTTTCACCAATTACATCGAATATATATTCCGTAAGTGCTAACCATAATACTGCCATTATTAAATACACCATCATATTTTAATTTAATTTATAATATTTAACTTCTGTTTCTGTTTCTTTAGGCTCCCAGGGAAGATCATCACCCATTAACTTATTTAACTCTTTAATTCTCTTACTCTCTACAAGAAAATCTATGGTATTTTGCATTACTATCATGATATATAATCTTTACCTATTAATTTTATAGAGGATATTGCCATATCTAAATCTATTTGAAAAAATTCCCTCTGTGAGTTAACGCGATACTCATTTAATGCGTGATGTACTGCTCCCTCTAAATGTTCGCCGTTAAAACAACGGAAAGCCCATGCAACTTCGTATGGAAGCGCCACACCAGTAGCATTAGATATTTGTTTAGCTCTCTCATCTGGAGTTAATTTAGTATACCCTATCTTATAAATCCCAGGTTGTACTGGGTTTGATAAAATATATACCCATTGATCACCTTCACCCTTACCTGAGAACATATTTCTTTTTCTAGATGTAAAATATGTAACATCTTCCCAACCCTCTCCTCTATCTGATGGAGTAATTGTAAAAGTAGAAGCAGAGGATATACTTGTATCATTGTAATTCTCTTTTAGGGGAATAAATTGCTTTGATTCTTGTTCTGTTATACGTTTCATATT